CGGGGAACGTGGTACAATCGTATTCAGGCAGCGAATTAAGGAGGTTGAAAGCGTGTTCGGCAGTAAGTTCTGCAAGGTGAACGGTAAGTGGACTCGGCTTTACAAGATAACCTACAAGGGAACCGTGACCCGGCGCAATATCTTCGGTATCAAGCGCAAGAAGAAGGAATGGATTACGAAGTGGGTTGACTGGGACACTTACAAGAAGTGGAAGTACAGACCTATACGCGCTTGGGAAGAACGGTTCTTTCTGTGACTGATATGCGGTCACAAGTCCAATGGGGCTACCAGACAGGTAGTCCCTATTTTTATGGAGGTACGACTATGGATTATGAAAAGCTGAAAAAGAGTATTGAGAGGGCGATTATACTTCGGCCTGATGACTTCGAGGCATATGACGATATGTTCAATGTCTGTATGGCAGCGGGCAGTCATGACTGGAACCATGAACTGCGGGACAAAGTAACTACTGCCCTGACGTATGCCGCTGAAACCAGTAATTTCAAGGCCGCAGAGAAATTCGATGACCTCATGTACCGTTCTCTGCTGTTCAGTGCGCCCTTCTATTTCGACGATTACCTGCAAGCTGTGGAGTACGGCAAACCTTATGACAAGAAGTTCTACCAGCCCCGGCGACATTACCTTCTGCGGTATGTGAACGCTTATCAGGAAATTCTGGACGGCAAACTGGACTTCCTGTCTATCTCCATGCCGAAACGTGCGGGCAAGTCGCAACTGGGTATCAACTTCACGAACATGTTGTCTGGTAAGTTCCCGGACAGGTCTACGCTTATGGAGGGTACGGGCGATGACCTTGTGAAGTCCTTCTACCTCGGCTGTCTGGAATATATGCAGACTCCCAGTGACTACCACTTCTACGACATCTTCCCGGAAAGCAAGCTGGTACAGACGAACGCTGACACGAAGATCATCAACCTTCTGCATAAGTCCCGTTTCCCGACCATCATGTGTCGCTCCATAGACGCAAGGCAGGTTGGTCTGTCCGAAGCTACGAACCTGCTGTACTTGGATGACTGTGTGGAGGGCCGCGAAGAAGCGAAGAATCGGCAGCGGCTTGACGATAAGTGGGAAGTGATTTCTGGTGACATCGTAGGCCGCGCCATTGAAGGAACTCCCATTGTGATTTGCGGAACCCGCTACTCCCTGTATGACCCTATCGGTCATTTGCAGGAAGAAATGGTGAAGCAGGGCAAGCGTGTGAAGATCATTGAAACCCCGGCCCTTGACCTCAAAACCGACGAAAGCAACTTCGAGTACATGCGGGAGGGCAGGAAGGTGTTCACGACTCAATACTTCCGCGATCAGCGCGAAATGCTGTCTGCTGAACAGTGGGAGTCAGAGTTTCAACAACAACCCTTTGAGGCGAAGGGACTGCTGTTCCCGGAGGGTAGCTTGAACCGCTACTTTGAACTCCCGGTTGATCGTGACCCTGACAGCATCATTGCCGTGTGCGATACTGCTGACAAGGGCGAGGACTACTGTTCCATGCCGATAGCTGCGGTATACGGGGATGAAGTCTATATCGTGGACGTGGTGTTTGACGATGCTCCCCCGGAAACCACGAAACCCGAGTGTGCGCGGGCCTTGCAGGAGAACAAGGTTGTAGCGGCAACTTTCGAGAGTAACAATGCTGGTAGCTATTTTGCCCGAGACGTGCAAGACCTCCTGACGAAGCGGAACTACGCTTGCGGTATCAGGACGAAACGGACTATCAGTAACAAGCAGACCCGTATTGAGTTCGCGTCTGACATGATACTGAAAAAGTTCTACTTCAAGGACAAGTCCCTGTATGCCCGGAACAGCCAGTACGCAGAGTTTATGAAACAGTTGGTGACTTATACCCGGTCTGGCAAAGTTCCTCATGACGATGCCCCGGACTCCCTGTCCCTGCTGGAAAATGAACTGCGTCTGCTGGTAGGCGCGAAACCCGAGGTTTTCAAACGTCCTGTCTGATTCTCCAATGGTAGAATTTTAACGTGACCATGTTGACAAGGATTGGAGAGTTTGTTATAATGAAAGATGATAAGGAGAAGTGTTTTCCGAAGGGAGGGTTGATTGATGGACAAAAAGACCATTTTGTGCGGCAGACGAGTTATCAAGACTGACGCAACGCAGGTCACGGCTGAAAATGTCGTTTCCATTCTGAACAGGTCTTTGCAGCGGCACAATGAGAACCGCGCCGAAATCGACTACCTTTGGAAATACTACCGGGGTTGGCAACCTATCCTGAACAGGGTCAAGGAAGTTCGCCCCGAGATCAACAACACCATTGTTGAGAACCGGGCCAACGAGATTGTGTCCTTCAAGTCGGGCTACCTCATGGGCGAACCGTTGCAGTACGTTTCCCGCAACAACGGGGACGATATGGCAGAGGAAATCAATCAGTTGAACGAGTACGTCTATGCGGAGGAAAAGTTCGCAAAGGACAAGGAACTGGCTGACTGGTTCCATATCTGCGGTACGGCCTATCGTATGGTTCTCCCGGATGAAACAGGGGACGAGGACGAAGCCCCGTTTGAAATCTACACCCTTGACCCCCGGTACACTTTCGTAGTGTATAACAACGGACTGGGGAACAAGCCTGTCCTCGGTGTCAAGTACGTCGTGGATGAAATGGGCCGCATACACTACTCCTGCTACTCGAAGGACGAGTTCTTTGAGATCGTGGATTCTGCCATTGTACGGCATGAAACCCACGTTCTCGGGAGTATTCCCATTATCGAATACCCGCTGAACCTTGCGCGTATCGGCGCGTTTGAACTGGTTATTCCGCTGCTGGACGCTATCAACCTGACGGATAGCAACCGTCTGGACGGCGTGGAGCAGTTCGTTCAGGCCCTTATGCTGTTCCATAACGTGGACATTTCCTCCGAGGACTTCAAGAGTCTGCGCGAGGAAGGGGCTATCAAGTTCAAGGACTTGGACAACAACACGAAAGCAGAGATTAGCTATCTCCTGAACGACCTGAAACAGTCCGAAACGCAAACGCTGGTAGACCACATGTACCAGACGGTTCTGACTATCTGCGGTATGCCGAACCGCAACGGCGGGACTTCTACAAGCGATACTGGCAGCGCAGTCATTATGCGCGATGGATGGAGTGCGGCAGAGGCCCGGGCGAAGGACTCTGAATTGATGTTCAAGAAGTCCGAACGGCTGTTCTTGAAGCTGGTTCTGCATATCTGCAATGTCCTTACGGGCATGGAATTGAAGGTCTGTAATGTCGAGGTTCGGTTTACCCGCAGGAACTATGAGAACATTTCTCAAAAGGCGCAGGTACTTGACCTGATGTTGAAGAACCCCCAGATTCACCCGAGACTGGCCTTTGAACACTCTGGCTTGTTCGTGGATTCTGACCTTGCCTATACTTTGAGTATGGAGTACGTCAAAGAACAAGAGGAAAAGGCGAAGAAGCAAGCCGAAGAACAGGCTAAACTGAATGGAGGGAACGGCAATGTCCCCGGTAATAACGAAGGAAATGACGGCGACAATCGAAAACCTGCTGAAACACGGCAGCAGGGTTGAAATCCTGATTGAGCAGGGTAAGGTTACAATCGTCGAGATCAAGCGAAAAATGAAGATGAAAGAAGCCTGACGCAACGGCGGCAGGTAGTCCAATGGGACTGTGAGTGCAACGCTCATAGTCCCTATTTTTGTAGGTGAGATCATGGAAGAAATGATTCAACGCTATCTGCTGGCGTTCGACGAAATCAATAAGATGACGGCGATTAGCTATGCGTCTGTCCGGGATGAAGATATTCTGTCCCGGCTTGACCAGCTAATTGACGATATTCTGACCTTCCTGATTAAAGCCTACAAGCAGGGCATTGAGAATGTGGGTATCATGCTGTCCTATGATACAGAGATCGACGTTGACCGCATGTATGAAGTGATATATGAGGTTATCGACGGCAAGACCTTCGAGGACAGGATATATGACCATCTGATAGTGGATGACTTGAACGGGTTGCAAACGCTGGCCCAGTCCGAGTATCACAGGGTATACAACCTTGCTTGCGAGGACGGCGCATGGCAGTTTGTCGAGGACGATGACGCATTGAGTTCTGACGTGATAAAGACGTGGAACGCAATCGTTGACAACGTGACTCGTGATACTCACTTGCACCTGAACGGTACTTCCGTTAATTTGCAGGACGAGTTCTACACCTTTGACGGAGATCATGCGCCTTGTCCAGGTAGCTTTGAAAAAGCCTCGAACAATGTCAACTGCCGCTGCTGGCTGACCTACAAATTATCTGACGATGATTGATAGGCGCAAGCCTATTTTCATGGCAGTAGGGAAACTGCCTTATCAAATCGCAAACCGAGACAACGGTATAAAACAGACAATACAGGGAGTGAACCCTACAAACGCAAAGGAGGACTTTACCGTGAGTTACCTGACTAATCTGCTTGGCAACGCTTACAAGGAAGGAATGACCGAGGACGAGATTTCCGCTGCACTCGAAGCAATGCACCTGTCCACTGGCGAAGATGCCGAAGTGACCCGCCTGAAAGCTGCGCTTTCTAAGGCCAACTCCGAGGCTGCGGACTACAAGAAGCAGTTGCGCAGTAAGCAGAGTGAAGCCGAGGCCACTGCCGCACAGCAGAAGGAGGACTACGACAAGGCTATGAAGGAGAACGCTGACCTGAAACGGTCTATCGCGCTGTCCGAAAAAAAGGCGAAGCTGCTCACTATGGGCTACGACGCTGACCTTGCCGAAAAGACGGCTACTGCTATGGTGGACGGCGACATGGACGCTGTTCTGGCGAACCAGCAGACCTACCTCGAAGCCCAGAAGAAGTCCATGAAAGCTGACCAGATGCGCGGCACTGCCCGTCCTGCGGCTGGTGCTGACAACGGCGGCATGGACTACGGCAAGCTGATTGCCGAAGCACAGGCAAGCGGTAATATCTCCGCTGTCGCATACTACACCCGTCTGCAAGCCGAGGAAGAAGCCTCGAAGCAGATCACCGACTAATTCAACCATAAAAGGAGGGAATGACAATGCCCGTTGCGACCAGTTTTGCGACGCTGAACTACAGCGGTATGCTTTTCAACAAGGGCAACACCCGTACCCCGTTCTCTGCCATTATCGGCAGCAGGGCAAAGCAGACGAACCACGTTGAGTTCGTCACCGGGCAGGAGTACACCACTGGCGGCGGCGCACAGCCCGCTATCAGTGAGAACGCTTCTCTGACCGCGCCTGAACCCACGATCATCACCCGCGCCCAGAAAACCAACGTCACCCAGATTTTTCATGAAACCGTGGGCGTGTCCTACGCGAAGGAAAGCAACATGGGTACTCTGGCGGGCCTGAACGTGGCGAACCAGCAGGCCAACCCCATCAATGAACTGGACTTCCAGACTGCCGCGAAGATCACGAAGGTGAACCGCGACATTGAGTTCACGTTCATTCAGGGCGTGTACAACAAGGCCACTACCGACGCTACCGTGAACAAGACCCGGGGCATGGTGGAGGCTATCGAAACCAACGTCACTGCGATGGCGAACAAGCCCCTCGGTCTGTGGGACATCGCTGACATGGTGAAGAAGGTTCAGGAGTCCAACGCTCCCTACACCGGGCTGGTGCTGTGGTGCGACGCTGTGACCATGTTCCAGATCAATGCTGACGCTGTTCAGAATGGCCTGACCGTGGTTCCTGCTGCGCGTGACATCAACGGCATTGCGCTGTCTAAGGTGGTTACTCCGCTGGGTGAAGTTTATCTCTACCTTGGCGAGTTCCTGCCCGCTGGCACTGCGCTTCTGCTGGACTTCGATGTTATCGCTCCCGTGTTCCAGCCTGTCCCCGGCAAGGGCAACTTCTTCCTCGAAGAACTGGCGAAGGTCGGCGCGGGCCGCAAGTACCAGCTTTTCGGACAGATCGGCCTTGACCACGGCCCC